TACACTTTAAGAGAGCGTTGCTTAGACTCAAGATCTTCATCCGACAAAGCCATCATCAGATCTGAATCCGATTCCCATGTAGTCAAATTCTCAAATGATTCAATTTCATTAGTGTCTACATTTAGAAATAAGTCGTCAGATTTATAATTTGTCATTTTCATTTCCCGTTGTTGCGTTGATGTAGAGGCTGGGCACTTATTAAAGTACCCCGGCCAAGGTCGTGTGAGTGGTCATATATGCTTGATGATATTGCTCATCACTTATCACGCCTTTGCGCCTAAGCTTTGCATAGTATGCAATGTGCTTATTTAGCTCTTTTGTTAAGCCCTGTTTTTCTATCGCATCTTTGCAATCTGCTATCTGTTTTAAGCTCATTTCATTTTCCCCTATGTCTCGTTTCAATAAAGCCATTCTACCAAGCTTTTGGATAAGTGTAAATACTTTATTTACACTATTGCACAAATAATCACTTATTGTTAGTCTTATGTAAATAACTTGTGTTGACAGGTTTTAAACTATTGATAAATGTGCTATTGTTTGTAAATATTGAATGTACGCAGGTGAAAAATGGCTGATGCCGAAAGAAGATGCCCCCGCTGCCGTGGACAGAAGTCTATATTTAAGATAGGCCGTTCGGGTTATACGCTTGAGAACTTCGGCGGTGAAAAAGTAGATTGTCCTTCGTGCACTGGGACTGGGTATGTGACAATTCCAGATTTTGTGAATGAAGCCAAAGAAGAATTGAAAGAAATCAAAGTAAGAAGAAAGAGAAAGAAGGAGCTTGTAGAAGATGTCGGAGTCATTGACACCACCTGCGAAGAAACCAAAGAAGAAGACGGGCAAGAGTTACACGCCTGAGATTTTGGCGGATTTGGAAACTATTCCTCAGAAATTTTATAATCCTCGCTGGAATGAAATCGTATACACAGAAGAAATGGCCGATGAAATCTGTCAGGCTATCGCAACTCATCCATGGGGACTGGAAAGAATATGTAAGAAATTTACACATTTCCCTGAGAAGTCCACCATCTGGCTTTGGAAACTTAAATACCCTACCTTCGCCGATAAGTATTATAAAGCTAAATTAGTTCAAGCCGAATTACACGTTGAGGAATGCTTCGATATCAGTGATGATGTCAGTAATGACAGGAAAGAAAATCATCTGGGCAACGAAGTAACAAACAATGAAGCCGTGAACCGTTCACGCTTAAAAGTTGACACCAGAAAATGGGTTGCATCAAAGCTATTACCAAGACAATATGGTGACAAGCAATTGGTAGAAGACCTGCAAGCTGAGAATGCTAACCTTCGCAAAGAGATGATGGAGTATCGAAAGATGCTCGATGAGAAGAACAAGAAGGATTACTAATGATTGATGAGCTTCTTGGTAAATATACTATTACCATAACAAAAATTAAGATTAATGAAGAAGAAGATCAGATAATCGCCCGAATGAAACACGAGGGAAAGTGTGCCGCAATTTGTTTGCCCTTTGATGGATACGCGGAAAGATGCGCATCACGCCATGAAGATTTAATATGGCGTTATTTTGGGCACGGTTTCGAAATATTAATGACCCAAGTAATAAACCAAAAAATGGATGAGTTTCGCAGGGATTCACAAAAAATTGCTGAATCCTCAATCTAACACCTTCAAAATAGACCACGACCGCGAGGAGTTTGCATCTTTCCTTCGCGGTTCACTTCTCGAATTCACGAAGTACTTCACAAAATATATCACCGGCCGTGACTTCATTATTTCTCACCCATTAGGCCAAGAGCCCTCGCAAATAACTCTCTGTAGAGCCTTGACATCAATCTTTAGGCTAGAAGACCCAGGCAATAACCATAGCTTTCATATTGCCCCAGGAACCGGCAAGACATTACAAATGTGTATGTTTGTTGCGTGGACTTACACCCATTATTCTGATTGCAACTATCTCTACATATCAAACGCTAAAGACCTGGCGACAATTGCTACGGCATTTATAAAACAAATCATGACCTCAGAGATGTACGCATGGTTATTCGATGTTCACATATCAAGAGATTCCAGGGCTAAAGAACATTTTGCAATAATTTCAGGCGATGATAAATCCCTAGCAGGCCAGGGCAATGTCGCGGCCTTTGGCTCTGACGGGGGTATCACGGGAAGGAACGCAGGTTTGCCGGTGACTGACCGTTGGTCTGGCTGCGTGCTCTATGATGATGCTGAGAAGCCCAAGACAGTGCATAGCGATTCGATACGCCTGGAAATTCAGCGAAACTATCGTGAGACTATCGCGCCACGTCCGCGCTCTCCTGTTGTCCCAATTTTATATATTGGTCAGCGTCTCCATGAAGATGACCTGGCAAACTTTTTTATAACTGGTAAAGACGTGCGCAAGTGGATCGTGACTCTACTCCCAAGCGAAGACGTTCATGGTAATGCATTACACCCGCATCTATATAGCACTGCTTATCTGTCAGACCTGAGGGAAAAAGCCCCTTATGTGTACTGGTCACAGCACATGCAAAATCCCCTCCCATCTGGAGGTTCTTTATTCAAACCCGAATGGATTGTGCAGCTTGATAAGACCCCAGATATCTTGGTCACCTTCATTACAGCTGATACAGCTGAGACGGCAGACTCATGGAATGACGCGACAGTTTTCAGTTTCTGGGGTATTTATCAGATTGAGTACGAAGGCAAACTAACTGGTGACATTGGTTTGCATTGGATTGATACTGTTGAACTAAGAATTGAGCCGAAAGACTTAAAAGAAGAATTCCTAGACTTTTGGGGTGAGTGTCATCGGTTTAAGGTTCCTCCCTCCATTGCAGCCATAGAAAAGAAAAGTACAGGCGTGACGCTTGTTTCTGTACTTAGAGACCTCAGGGGTATCACCATCCGAGATATTAAGCGCGACAGGAGCTCGGGAAGCAAGAGTGATAGGTTTGTTGAGTGCCAATCTTTCCTTGGTGCAAGGCTCGTTTCGATAAATGCAAATGCTCGCCATAAGGAATTAGTGCTTAATCATATAAGTAAGATAACTGCCAACAATACCCACAGATTTGATGATGTAGCTGACACACTTGCGGACGCAATTTCCATTGCGCTTATTGAGAAAACCATAGGCATTCCGACGCAATCAGACGCGGCAGAGCAACAAAAAATGCTAAACTTGAGGCAATCTATGCTAAAACGCCACAATTTACGATGAAAAAAGGAATTTGTTATGCAAAATATCCCTGTCAGCGCACTCGAACGACACAAAGACTTAAAAAAGCTTGTCGAGCAAAGTCACACTTACTTCGAGGAAAACTGTCACACATTTGACGGATTTACCAAGTTTGTGTTTGACACTGCGCTTACAATTCAAGATATTAATACCCTAGAGGCATTAGGCAAGCCCACTATAGAATTCAACATTCTTGAGTCGTTTATTTCTCGCCTGCGCGGGGAATTTGCTAAACAACAACCCTCCTTGCAAGTTCGTGCAGCCGATGGAATACCCGTCACAAGCATGACCCCTGAGTTCACAAAGCAAATAGAAGTCATCGAAGCTCACTTGCGCTCTATCTTCTTCGATGCGAGCAATGACAAGCTAGAATATGACATCTATAGCGATTTGTTGGCGGGTGGGTTCTCAGTGCTTGAGGTTTACACGGACTATGCTAACGAAATGGCTTTTGAGCAAAACATCTACGTCGACCGCGTATTCATGCCGACACTGTGCGGGTTTGACCCATTGGCGCGTAAGTCCCACAAGGGCGATGGACGCTATTGCTTTCAAAATTACCCGATGACAAAAGATTCTTTTGAGAAAGAGTTCGGAGCCGACAAGATTGAAGGAATGAGCTGGGCGACTTCTTTGTCTGGCTTCCACTGGTCTTATAGAGATGAATCAGAACAAATCGTCATGGTCTGCGACTTTTACGAAAAGAAAAAGAAGAAAGTGCGCATCGTTAAGCTGACAGACGGTAAAATCATTCCCAAGAAAGAATACGAAGCGTACAAAAAACAATGGAAAGAAAAGAACCTTGGCCAGCCCCCTATTATCGTGAATGAACGCTGGACAGAACGCGAAGAAATCGTTCGTTATCGTTTTTGCGAAAACTCGATGCTTGATTATGCTGAGACAAGCTATAAGTACTTGCCACTGGTCTTTGTCGATGGCAATAGCGCAATGATTACCGAGGGCGGAAGCTCACACCAAAAGACACGCCCCTATGTGTACCACGCAAAAGGCATACAACGCCTGAAAAACTTTGCAGGGCAAACACTAGCTAATGAGTTAGAGAACTTAGTGACACACAAGTTTATCGTAGCGAAAGAATCCATCCCCGTGGATTATCAAGAAGCTTATCAGAACGTACAGAAGCAAAACACGCTTATCTATAATCATTTTTTAGATCAGAAGATGCCTGATATCATTCTCCCACCGCCTCGTGAAGTGATGCAGCATCCCATACAGCAAGCGATTCCCCAGGCTTTCATGATGGCCGACCAAGTCACCCAGGCAATCCTAGGAAGCTATGATTCTGTGCTTGGAGTGCAGGGACAGGGGCAAGAGATATCAGGGGCAGCTATCTCAGCGGGCGCAATGCAGAGCAATAATGCCTCAGTACCTTACGTAATAGGGTATATCAAGGGTATTAATAGAGTGGCTCAAATCTTAGTTGACCTCATTCCAAAAACTTACAGATTGCCTCGAAGTCTTCCGGTTTTATTGCCATCTGGTAAGCGTGACTATCAAATCATTAATGATCCAAATTCTCCCCAGTCAATCTATATGAACTATGACCCACATAGTCTTGATGTCAAAGTCGAGGCGGGCGTCAACTTCTCAATGCAAAAAGAACAAGCACTCAAAACAATCATCGGTTTGATGCAAGCTAGCCAATCTTTTGCAGAGTTTATGAACGCTCAAGGCTTACCAATCTTGCTAGATAACATTGATATTCGTGGGATTGATAGCCTGCGCTCGAAAGCTTCTGAATATGAAAAGCAGAAATCACAATCGGGTGGACAATCAAGCCAACAACAACAGCAGATTGCAGAAATGCAGCTTAAGCTAACTATTGCTCAGCTAGAGGCTCAGATTGAGCGCGAAAAAGCGGAAGCCGCGAAGCTTAGAAAAGATGCTGAAGGGCCGAGCAAGTCTGAGATTGATATGGCTAGACTGAAAAAAGAAGCTATGTTTGATGAAATCAAGACCAAGCAAGACCAGCAGAAGATCGACATCAGCATGGTTGAGACCATTGCAAAATTAAGGCAAATGGACTCAGAGGAACTAGCTAGAGTTGCTGAAATTGATTCTGTTAATGCAAAGCTTGCCATTGAAGCACTATCATCCCTTATTGGGGCTAATACAGGAATGGAATCACCAAGTGTTGGTGATGAAATTCCTGTTATTGAGGAAGAAGTAATTGATATATTGCCAACAGCTTAATTTACCTCTACAATAAATTTGAGCAAGAGGCATCTTGTTTTAGGTACTGGCCTATTAAACCAGGTCTACCCACTCATGGGGTACAAATGGGCGACACGCTAAGCGACAAGGCGGCATACCGTGACGGG